ATGCGCTGAAGCCTTGCTTGGGTACTCTCAAACAATGGCAGATGCTTATACAACCGAACCAGAGGACTTTGATGCGGCTGTAACAGCTTTGCTTGCCAGAACGCTAGAACTCCATCTAAACCGAACAATCAACCTAGAGAACCTTTACAAATGACCCAAGAAGCAGTTATCAGAGCATTGCAAAACGGCCCACTTACTTCCTATCAAATAGAGGATTTAACAGGCATACCAAGACTATCCATTGCAGCTTGTTGCACCAAGATGAGCTACAAGAAAAAATTAAAAATTGGCAAAATTAAGTTAGGTCGGTCATGGGTTTCTCAGTACACCCTAGAGCCACACATGATTGAGGCTGAAAAGGTAGAAGAACCCCGTGATCTGCTAAACCCTTTTGACATCAGAAACGCAAAGGGCATCTTCACTAAGGCTGAATATGCTTCTATGAACCAACAGGCTGTTCGTTTGTTTGGCAGAAAACCAACAAATGAAATAACCAACAATCAATTTATTTGATACAATGTTTTGAAACACGGCTAGTTCGGACTAATTACCCGATACGAAAAGAGAAGTCTCCCCTCCTGCCGCAGTTTCTTTTTGGGAGAATTGGAACATGAGACTACTATGCACTACTACAAGTTCAATATTGCCGACTATCGGAAAGACACTGGTCATCTTTCTACAATAGAGCATGGCATTTATCGCCAGTTAATTGATTGGTATTACCTTGATGAACAACCCATTCCAGAGGAAACTCAAGTGGTTATCAGGCGGTTACGTCTGGGTTCTGACGAGGTTAAATTTCTTGAAAATGTTTTGTCAGATTTCTTTGTTTTGGGCAAAACAGGATACATGCACAAACGCATCGAAGTTGAAATTAAAGATTATCAAGAGCAAGTTGAGAAAAACAAGAACAATGGGAAGCTAGGCGGTAGGCCAAAGAAAACCCAGTCGGTTATTTCTGGGTTGCCAGATGAAAGCCAAAATAACCCTAACCATAAACCACTAACCACTAACCATAAACCAAAGAGAGAGAACGCAACTAGCGTTGCTTGCCCACCAGATGTTGGCCAACAAATTTGGGATGATTGGAAACAACTCAGGAAAGCCAAGAAAGCTCCCGTAACAGAAACTGTGGTTTCAAGTGCTAGACAAGAAGCATCTAAAGCAAACATGAGTTTTAGCGACTTCCTAACTGTTTGGTGTGCCAGAGGTTCTCAAGGTTTGCAAGCTGAGTGGCTAAAGCCCGAGGAAAAGAATCTCAGCAAAACAGGTCAGATGAATCAACGGGTTATTTCTGGTTTAACAAGAGGCTTAATTGGAGGTGGCAATGTCAAACTACTCGGAAACTGATTTCTGCACTGCAGACCAAGGATTAGATTACATCTTTGCGAGAATGATGGCAATCTTCGGAACACCATTTAATCGCCACTTTGATGGCATAGACCCAGAGTTTGTTCGGCAAGAGTGGAAAAACCAACTAGGTCGATTCCTGACATACAGACCAAGCATGGATTTTGCCATTGCCAAACTAGAGGGTGAGTTTATTCCGAGTGCCATCAAGTTTAGGAATTTATGCAATGCTGGCCCTGCAATTCCTGTTAAGCCTGTAGTTCAGATTGAACGCAAGAAAACGCTGCATGAGCAAATTCAAGCCGACAAAGCCAAAGCAGAAGCCTTAGCAAAGTTTGCTCAATTTAAAAAGCAATGGAATGACCATGAGCCACTATGACGCCCACATCCTGTTGGACAAAGTAAAAGATGGAGTCCCCTTTCCGCTTCATCTGATAAACAAAGCACTGGAGCTTACTGGTGATCTGGAGCAGACGTAATATTCAAGGCCCAAGCGATAGAGTAATCCTAGAGCAAGCAGAAGCCAGAGAGCTGTATCGGAATTGGGAGTGGGGAAAGAATCGTGACCTCATCAGGGCGAGACTTGAGAGGGCAGAAAGAATTTATGGAACTGGTGCAAGAGATCGCATAAGGGAATATATGAACAGAATGAGAGAAGGAACACTTTTATGACTTTTATGGTGACTTTTAAGTTGGATGCTGATCCTGTTGGCAAACAAAGAGCAAGGTACGCTAGGCGAGGAAACTTTGTCCAGACTTACACCCCTGACAAAACAAGGAACTACGAGGCTTTACTCAAGGATGCCGCAATCGAGGCAATGGGAAGTAGCGAACCATTGGAAACCCCTGTGAGCCTGTATCTCTACATTCGAGTTCCAATCCCTAAATCCTTTTCAAAGAAAAAGGTGCAAGAGTGTTTAAACGGCTCAGAGCAACCAATGAAGAAACCAGATTCTAGTAATGTTCTCAAGAGCGTAGAAGACGCAATGAATGGAGTTGTTTACATGGATGACTGCCAGATCATCAACCACCATATCACCAGAGTTTACTCAACCTTGTCGGGTGTGGATATTTGCGTAAAAGAGTATCTACCATAGGGTAAATACCTATGGTATTACACAAATAATTAGGTAATATTTAATTTTCAACAGGAGTTACATCATGGAATCAACTTGGGAATTTGACACCACCATTGGTGCGGGTAGCGAGATCGTTACAGTCGTTTATGAGTATTCATCAGACGAGGATGGCACTTACAACGAGTCCATAAAAGAAGTTTGGTATCAAACACGCAATGTCATTGGGTTGCTAAGTGACGAGTCTTTTAAAGAGTTGGAGTGTGAAGCGGCAATGCGGTTTCAGCATCACAAACTGAACTATAAAACCGAGGATGTATGAACGAACCCACCAAAGCAATCCAGTTTCTAATTGACACTGCGCCTTTGTATGCAAAAGCGAAGGCTGACAGGATGTTTTTAGAGGAGTTTCGCAAATCACGCAAGGCTCAACTGGCGAGTCAAGCGGGAACAGAAGTTCTTGGAAAACAGGAAACCTTTGCTTATGCTCACCCTGAATACATCGAAATCTTAGAGGGAATCAGGGAAGCCGTGGAGAAGGAAGAGCGTTTCCGATGGCTTATGACTGCGGCACAAGCAAGAATTGAGGTGTGGCGCACAGAGCAATACTCTGCCCGTATTGAGCAAAAAGCCACCCAATGAACAACAAACTGAACGCAAAGGAGAGGCTACACCTTGCAAGGGTCAAGTCTTTGCCGTGTTCAGTCTGTGAAGCACCACCACCCTCAGAAGCGCATCACTTCAAACAAGGGCTTCAATACACTTGCATTGCTTTATGTGTAGATTGCCACCGAAATCCAGTGATGGGATGGCATGGGCAAAAACGGGCGTGGTCGATTGCTAAAATGGATCAGATAGAGGCATTGAACGAAACCATCCGCAGATTATGCGAGGAAATGCCCACCAAAGGCTCTAAAAGCCATTTCTAGGCGTTTTTAAGGGCTTGCCCATGCCAACCTACGCAAGACAAGAAAAAACCCTCCTAAGAGGGTCTGAGGGTTTAGCGTTTCCCGCTAAGTATTCGCAGAATTAAGGCAATACACGCATAAATCATAGATCGTTTAAACACGCTGTGTGTATGTAGGTGTTCAAAATCTCAGCTTCTGGGTGATACTTTTTAAGTTCAGCCACCGCATCCTCTAAAGATTCTGCGCTTGTTTCGTCATATTCAGCGTGAACACAATCAGGGTATGGATAAAACTCAATGAGATAAGTTCTGAAAGTCATAATTTAATCCTTTTCGTTTTCGTAGGCTTTAATCATCAATTCATCGTCAATATATTGTCGAAAAATTTGATAAATTGTGTCTTCTTTTTCTCCACTGAAAAAGTAAGAGGCATTTTGTCCACTTGTCACGCCTAAAGCGTCTTGAATGTGTCGGCAAGCCTCATGCAAAGCATTTTCTGCAAGTTCTTGTATATCTTGTTTGGTCATAATTGAACCTTAAGTTGTTTAAACGCTCTGCACTTGGCATAGTCTGACAAATGAAACTCGTGCAATATTTGGTCGGGGCTTTTCTCTGACCAATAATAAAACCCTCGTTTAGCTCGTTTCTTGTGCGTGAATTGCAAATGGTCGAGATCACAAATGCGCTCATCAAATGATCGGTCTTTGAACCCGCTTGGAGGCTTTCTCATGTTGTTGCCACCAATTCTTTTACATCTTGAATAAACTCTTCAGCGTGAACAACTTTATAGTTCTCGCTTCCTGTAAATTCATCGTGCGCTACATCTTCTGCATCACTTTCATCTTCAGCTTCCACCTCAAGAAAATAAACTTGATGCTCGATTCGTACATATTGAACTTCAAACTTTTTCATGATGCCACCTTGTCATAAATAGCCCATTGAGCCGTGTCGTAACCTTCTAAGTCAGGGATTGCGTTGGCGATGATCGCCTCAATAAACTTAGAAGCCAAAGAGTCCTCAAATTCTGGATGTTCGCAAGATTGATAGCGCAAGCACTGAGCCGCTTTGATCGCTTGAATAGCCGTGAGAATGGGTGCGCCTCGGTCGTAATCTATCTGCGTGGTTTCGCTCTCTCCGTAGCGATGATTAACGCTCTTCACGTTCTCTTCAAAAAGAATCTGCGCCACGGCTTGCTCATTGCCGAAAGCGTTTAAACGCATTACTGTTGCGCCATAGGAAACGCCCACCTTATGCCTTGAGGCATAGCGAACCAGTGCGTTGATGTGGGAGTCGGAAACAATAAAAGCTGACATGATTAACACCTATGAAATGATGCGACATTGCACCGAATAGACCCAACCCGTGAGCCTACCCGTTGAAATTTCACTTGACCAATATATCGAAATAAGCCATCAAGCCCCAACAGAGGGCAAGCCCCAACCCGATAGCAGTTAAGAGGTCGTAAATTATATTTTTCATGGTGACACCTTGTAAACGTCAATCATCGTATCTGGGTGAACCCATCTCTGTTTGGAGTCGGGCGCATTTTTATGGCACAAATAGACTGTGTTTTCTGATCTCTCTCGCCATGCTGAACCCACTTCATCGTAAAGCGTTGAGCCATTTTTGAATGTGAATTTCCAATCATCAGGGATTGATCCATTCATATCAAGGTCGGCAAGGTCAGTGATAGCCATTGAGCAGACTAAATATTTCCATGTATAAGTTTGCATAATGTTTAAACGCTTTCAGTGAATTTTGTCGCCAAAGTAAGCACGATCAGACTCACCCATAAACCTGAAAAACAGGTCAGGGAATGCCTCTTCAATTCTGGTCTTATTTGTTTTATCTGCCTTTTGCCAAGCCTCAGCCATAGAACCCGCAAAGCCTCCACCATGCTCACGCATTGTTTTTGCCGCATTGTGTAGGGCATTCCAACGGCAAGCCTGAACCATGTTTTCAAAATCGAATGTCATTTTTAACGCCTTTCAAATAATGCAACAGTGCATCCAAAGCCACTCTGTCACAGTGGCTCAAGAGAAACTGTTTAAACGCTCTCACCAAGCCACTCGGCTCTCTGCTCTGTCAGTTGGTCAAAGATTGCTTGGCGTGTGCCTTTGTAACCCTCTGCCTTGAGGATTGCATAAGCACTTTGACCCCCACGCCTTTTCATACCAAGCATTTCGAGCTTGAGAGCTTGACGCAAGGTAAGAATGCGAATTTGTGCAATGTGATCTGGGTTAGTGATAACTGACATAATTAAAGCCTTTCGATATAGTGCAACAGCGCACAGAAAAGCCCTTTCGAGCTTCCCTCTAAACTGTTAAGAGATGGACATCTCTCCGTGATCTGGGCAATGTGGTGCGCCCATGTCATTGAGCCACTTACCCGCCACACGAACTGTATAACCACAATCACGGCAAACACATTTCAGCATTCGGGTTGACTGTTTCTTTTGGGCATTTGAGGGGATCAGGTCAGCATGGGGATAAATGCCAAGCCTTTCCAAAACAGGTGTCGCCCAGAGCTTGAATTTCTCACCCGCAACTGTGGCGGTCATTTTGCCCTCTAAGCCGATTGCCAAGGCGGTGCGTTTAAACAGCTTCCCATGTCCATCGTTAGGGTGACAAGCGTGAACAAGCTCATGCGCCAAGATGTCCAAAACCCGCATTGAATCGCTGATCGTGGGAGAGATAAAAATCTCCGCATGGCTATCGGCTGATGCTCTAGCAGACCAACATTCTCCGATTCTGCGGTTCTTATTAGAAAGGGCAGATTTTGAGGGAAAGCCACAGCTTGAGCGAACCTCTAAAGGTAAGTCAACGCCATGTTGTTTAAACAGACTGCGAAGCTCTGTTGTTGCCTCTGAGAGCCACTGTTCACGGGTATTAGTCATTTGAATTCACGCCTATTAAGTAAACACATTCCTATTGAATGTATAGATATCTTACCAAAGAAAACCCCCATTTCTAAACTTTAAACCCTTAATGGTAAACCCTAATGCTGATACCCTATGGAGTACCAGTTATTCACAGGTTTCGGTCTTATATAAGACTTAAAAATGTGGACATCTATTAGTTGTGGTGTGGATAACTATTTTTGAGGGGTAAGTGAGGGCAATGGCTTGAGACGCTCTGAGAGGCTAAAAATGGCCTTCCTGAGCCTTTTATTAAAATAAGTAGAAACCCTTAAAACAATGGTTTACAATTATTTAAATTCAATAAATTAGAGAAAAAACAATGGGACGACCCTCAAAACCTAATACCCGATATTTCCAAAGGACATTGACAGACCCAGAGAGGATCATCTTGCTTTCGGCGGGTAAGGGTAATATTTGCAGAGGTTTTGAAACAGTGTTGGATTTATACCACTACGCCCACAATCAAGGGTTTCGCCCTGACATGGACATGGGTATTTTAATTATGGATCGCGGGACAACAGATAGCCCCAACTTAGAGAGGTCAGCAGTTGACGTAGGGTAAACACTAATAGAAGGGTAAACAAGAATAGTTCGCATTCAGATCAAGTAACCCTAAAAAGGTGCATCACTCTTTCTCACTTGCATGAAACCTAAATAAGAATCATTCGCATTTAGAAAGACTGTACAAATAACCATTAGGGTAAACCCTATGCTGTATGTGTGGCCAGTACTGTATAAAAAGACATGAGGGTAAACCCTAGGAGATGTATGGGGGGGAGGGGGTAGGTTGGGTTGGTAGATATTTGTGGAGCACCCCACCCTCAGAAAAAGCTAAAATGAACTAATCCATTCCAAGGAGGACAAAATGGAAAAAAGAGGAAGAGGAAGGCCAAAGGGGAGCGTCAAGATGACCATACAGAGGTTTGCTGACAATCCGCCCCTAGTACTGCCTAAGACAGACCATCAACGTCTTAAGGAGCTTAAAGAGCTGATGATTAGGTCTGGTGGTAAGGATGTGGCTCAGAAGGTTATTGAGATAGCCCTTAATGATGAGCATCCCCATCAACTTGTAGCACTCAAGATGTGTCTTGATAGGACTCTTCCTGTTTCTTTGTTTGAAAAGGATAAGAGCCAGAGAAGTGCTGTAACCATCAATATCACTGGTTTAGGACAAGAACCAACAATCATAGACACTGAACCTGAAGATGTAGAGGCTAAATATGGCTGATCTGAACTTCTCTCTACTTCCTTGGCAACAAGAGGTCTTCAAAGACCAAACTAGGTTCAAGGTTGTGGCTGCTGGGCGTAGGTGCGGTAAGTCACGTATGGCGGCAGTTACCCTACTGATTGAAGGACTCAAGTGTCCACAAGGCTCTGCGGTTCTTTATGTGAGTCCCACTATGGGACAATCAAGACAGATTATCTGGGACTTACTGTTAGACCTTGGAAGAGAGGTTATTCAGAGCAGTCACGTTAATAACCTAGACATTACCCTGATAAACGGGGCTAGGATATACGTTCGTGGTGCGGATAGACCTGATACCCTTCGTGGAGTCTCATTGACCTATGCCGTACTAGACGAGGTTGCCGACATTAAGCCCGAGGCATGGGAACAGGTCATTCGAGCCAGTTTGTCTGATAAACGGGGGAGAGCACTCTTTATTGGCACTCCCAAAGGACGCAACTGGTTCTACGATACCTTTAAGTTAGGCGAGTCAGAGGATGATCCTGATTGGAAGTCATGGCACTTCACGACTGCTGATAATCCCTTGATTGACCAAGCAGAGATAGATTCCGCTAAGAAAACCCTAAGTTCTTTCGCTTTCAAGCAAGAATATATGGCTTCGTTTACCAATGCGGGGTCGGATATTTTCAAGGAAGAGTGGATCAAATACGGGGTAAGTCCTGAACATGGAAGCTATTACATCGCTGTTGACCTTGCAGGATTTGAGGAAGTTGCCAAACAAGCAGCCAACTCTAAGAAGCGTCTAGACGAGTCTGCCATCTCAATCGTTAAGGTGACAGACGATGGGAAGTGGTTTGTTGAGAAGATTGAACATGGAAGATGGGACATTAGAACTACAGCCTCCAAGATATTGATAGCCATTCGGGACTACCGACCCCTTAGTGTAGGGATAGAGAGGGGGGCGCTAAAGAACGCTGTTTTGCCCTACTTGTCAGACTTGATGCGAAAGAACAACACCTATGCTCACATTATAGATTTGACTCATGGGAATAGAAAAAAAGCAGACAGAATCATCTGGGCTTTACAAGGTAGGTTCGAGCATGGCAGAATTGTGTTAAATTCGGAAGAAGATTGGGATGAGTTCGTAGACCAGTTAATCCTGTTCCCTGCACAAGGGGTTCACGATGACTTGCCTGACTCCCTTAGTTACATTGACCAACTTGCTGTCACTTCGTATATGGAAGAAGATGACTCCGAGGAATGGGAACCAGTAGATATTATTAGCGGGGTTTGAGAATGGATGCGGCTTTAACAAAGATTTTGCAAAAGGCTTCTGATAACCCAGAGTATCAGACGCTTGCGAATTACTTGATGAGCCGTAGATCAATGCCTCAAATGCAAAGAGAGTTTCTGGGAGACAACACTCTAGGCTCTTTTGTAACGCCAGGTCTTTTTAGTTCTGGGAAAGTACCAGATAGAGGTATTTTAAAAGTAAACAGGTTTTCTGAGTATCAAGACCCAAACACAGTTGTACCCACAGTTACGCATGAAATGACTCATGCCGCTGAAAGACAATTGATTAAGCAGTATTACGAAGTTAAAGCAAAAAAAGATAAAAGTGAGCTTGAAACACAATTTATGGATAATTTTCAAAAGATTATTGGTTCTAGCAAGCCTGAGATTGCAAACTGGTTAAAAAGTGTAGCACCTGAATATGCTAAACAAGGCGAAGGTTATCGTTCAACAAGTACTGAAGGATTGGCATTTGGGTTGCAAAATGCCGCATTTGCCAATACTGGATCACAAAGATTTGCTCCAGAGCATATTGACCCTACAATTGCAACATCTCTAATGCTTTTATTAGATCAAGCTCAAAGAGTACAAAATCAACAACCCGCTTCTCAAGGTAGGTAAAGGACAATCATGGAATATCAAGAACCAACAGAGTCCGACAAGGAAATAGTTAACTTTGTTGTTAACCATTGTGATCGTTGGAGGGATTGGCGAGATGTTAACTGTCTTGATGATTGGCTAGAGTACGAGCGTATCTTTAATGGTGAATGGGATGCCCAAGATAAGACTAGGGACTCCGAGCGTAGCCGTATCGTTACACCCGCTACCCAACAAGCCGTAGAGACACGCCATGCTGAGATCATGGAAGCCATCTTCGGTCAGGGTGAATTCTTTGACATTCAAGACGATATCCGTGATGTCAATGGTAGTCCCCTAGATGTTGCCGCCATCAAAGCACAACTGATGGAAGACTTCAAAGTAGACAAGATTCGCAAGTCTATTGACCAGATTGAGTTGTTGGCTGAGATTTATGGCACAGGCATCGGTGAGATTGTTGTCAAAACAGAGAAAGTCTTTGTTCCCGCTACGCAACCTATCCCTGGTCAGATGGGACAAGCCGCTATCGGAGTGGTAGAACAAGACCGCATTGCAGTCAAGATTGTTCCTGTTAACCCCCGTAACTTCTTGTTTGACCCTAATGGCACATCTATTGATGACTGTATGGGTGTGGCTATCGAGAAGTATGTCTCTATCCACAAGATCGTTAAAGGTCAAGAAGAAGGCATCTACCGCAAGGTAAAGGTCGGCACTGACTCTATGGATACCGACTTAGAGCCTACACAAGAAGTCTCCCAGTACGAAGACGATAAAGTTAAACTTTTGACCTACTATGGTTTAGTTCCTAGAGAGTATCTTGAGCAACTAGAGAATGAAGAAAATGGCGAAGTAGAAGACTTATTCCCTGAAGACACCATCCAAGATGAGTATTCCGATCTGGTTGAGGCTATCGTAGTGATCGCCAATGATGGGACTCTTCTGAAGGCAGAAAAGAACCCATACATGATGAAGGATAGGCCAATCCTTGCTTATCAGGACGATACAGTTCCTAATCGCTTGTTGGGTCGTGGTACTGTGGAGAAGGCTTACAACTCACAAAAAGCTATAGATGCCCAAGTTCGTTCACACTTAGATTCACTAGCTCTCACAACTAGCCCAATGATGGCTATGGATGCTACTCGCCTCCCTCGTGGTGCTAAGTTTGAAGTTAAACCAGGCAAGGCTATCCTGACAAACGGCAATCCCAATGAGATTCTGTTCCCGTTCAAGTTCGGCAATACTGATGGTTCTAACCTGACTACTGCCAAAGAGTTTGAACGTATGCTTTTGATGGCAACAGGCACTCTTGACTCACAGGGAATGGTTACTGCTGTCTCCAGAGATGCGGGTCAGGGTGGTATTTCGATGGCTACTGCCTCGATTATCAAGAAATACAAGCGTACATTGGTGAATTTCCAAGAGGATTTTATGATCCCCTTCATCACCAAAGCCGCCTATCGCTATATGCAGTTCGATCCCGAGCGTTATCCTACTGTGGACATGAAGTTCATTCCTACGGCAGCACTCGGAATCATTGCTAGAGAGCATGAGCAACAACAATTTATCGCTTTGTTACAGACTCTTGGCCCTAATACTCCTGTTTTGCCTATCATTTTGAAGGGCATCATGGCTAATTCTTCTCTGTCAAACAGATTTGAGTTGATCGAGATGCTTGATAAGATGGCTACGGCTGATCCACAGGCTCAACAAGCGGCTCAGATGCAACAACAATTGGCTATGCAACTGGCTCAAGCACAGATTGCTGTCCAAACTACGCAAGCAGAGCAGAATAAGGCTGAAGCGCAAAAGTTATTGACTGAAGCGCAATTGATGCCTATTGAGTTGCAAGCAAAGAGCATGGCGGCTAATACCAAGAACCTGCCTACTGATGACGCTTTGGCTTCAAAAGAGTTTGATAAGCGTGTCAAAGTTGCTGAATTGATGCTTAAAGAAGCTGATATTCAGAACAAGGCTAAGATTGTTGAAAAGCAGATGACTAGACAATGAATCCAGAACTTCAGAAGTACTACGAAGAGAGATTTTCCATGATGTCCACTCAAGGATGGATAGATTTAATGGAAGATGTTGACAAAATGATAGAGCCTTTAAATAATATCTCAACAATTGCAGACGAAAAAAGTTTACAATTCAGAAAA